TAAGCAGGAACAGGTCATTCAGACGATGGGCGCGGCCAACCCGCTGTGCGACATCAGTCAATACCAAACCACACTGGCAAAGATTTGTTCGCTTGCGGGTTACAAAGATGGCGGTCAGTTCTTCAAGCCCGTTGATCCGCAGATGATCCAGCAGATGATGCAGTCTTCGCAAAAGCCTGATCCGAACACCATGCTAGTACAGGTTGAAGCTGCGAAGGTGCAAGCCGACATAAAACGTGCGGATGACAAGTTGCAGTTTGACAAGTCCGCCGAGATCATGAAGGACAACCGAGAACGTGAAAAATCTCACGTTGATGCGCTGGTTCGTCTTGAGGAAATTAAAGCCCGCTATGGCTCCGCCGTAGATACCGCGCACATCGACAACATCTTTGCCCACGATCAGGCAATCACTCAAGCGCAAATTCAGGCTGAAACGGATCGGCACAATGCGATCATGCAGGCTGCGGCGCAAGCAGCGCAGCAACAGCAGGGGCCGCAGCAATGAGCAGAGACCGGATTCAGGAAGCAAAGAACTTTGCAAATTCGGACGTTGTGTCCGAACTTTTGGATGAAATTGAAACAAAATTTGTGCGGGAATGGAAGAACTCCGATCCCGCCGAGCCAGCTACCCGTGAACACGCATGGAACATGGTGCAAGCGGTAGACGCCTTTCGCATGGAACTAAAGATCATGGCGCAGAGCGGTAAGATTAACGATTGGAACCGTGGATTGCGGAGTCCATCAACTTAGGATAAAATTCATGTCAACTTCCGACACGGCACCAGCCACCGGAATCGTAGGAGCCACTCAGTCATTCGAAGCCTTTCTCGCCGCCGAAGATGCGGGTACCGGGACGCCAGAGCCGACTAGAGCCGCCCCTTCAAATGCTGAGGCCGATGAGGCTGATGCGCTATTGGCCGAGATGGACCGGGATGAGACGCCACCTGAATCTTCCGAGGAAGGAGCAGAGGGTGACCCAGAAGTCGAAGCCGCCGATGAATCAGAGGAATCCGAAAACGCCGAACCAGAAGTCCAGTTGGTCACCGTTACAGTCAACGGTAAGTCAGAACAGATTCCCTTGGAAGAAGCGGTTAAGGGTTACCAACGACAAGCGGATTATTCGCAGAAAACTGCTGCCCTCGCAGAAGACAAACGTAGCTTTGAGGCTGAGAGGCAACAGGTCGCACAGGAACGAGCGCAGTACGGTCAACTCTTGACGGCACTCTCGCAGCAGTTGCAACAGGCACAGCCGCAGGAACCGGATTGGGAACGACTGTATCAGGCCGATCCTTTGGAATATGTAAGGCAAAAGGACTTGTACCGCGAACGGCAGGACAAACTTGCGGCAGCACAGTTTGAAATGCAACGGGTGCAAGCCATGCAGATGCAAGAAGCGCAACAACAATTGGGCCAGTCGGTACAAGCCGCTCGCCAGAAACTGTTGGAAGCTGTCCCCGCGTGGAAGGACACCCAGAAATGGGAATCCGACCGTGCCAAGTTGCTCGAATACGGTCGAAAGATCGGTTACAGCGACGATGAACTGGGGCAGGCATACGACCACCGTGCGATTGTCATCATGGACAAAGCTCGGAAGTACGATGACCTTCTTGCCAAGCGTCCGCAAGCCGTACAACCAAAGGGGCCGAAAACCTCGAACGCTGGAAGTGCCGCAAACGCGCCACGCCAGATGAACGATGTGTCAAAAGCGAAACAGCGTCTCGCCAAAACCGGGAAAGTCGCAGATGCGGCCTACCTCTTTGAAGGACTCTTGGATTAACAGAAGGACTGATCCAAATGGCTATTGCTACAAACACCATCACTCGCTATGACGGCTACCGTGCCGTCCGCGAAGACCTCGCCAACGTAATTTACAACATCTCCCCTGTTGACGTTCCCTTCATGTCCAATTCTGGCCGTGAAAACGTCAAGAACACCTACTTTGAATGGCAGACCGACATTCTTGCTGCTGCTTCGACCACGAACGCACAGCTTGAAGGTGATGACGTTCAGGGTTCCGCTGACGCTCGTACTCCTACCAACCGCGTCGGTAACTACACCCAGATCAGCCGCAAGATCATTGAAACCACTGGCACTCTGGAAGCAGTCGATAAGGCTGGTATGCGTTCCTACCTCGCTTACGAACTGGCGAAAGCTGCTTCGGAACTGAAGCGCGATATGGAATCCTCGCTTACCTCCAATGCCGTTGCCGTTGCTGGTAACAACACGACCGCCCGTAAGACCGCTGGTCTGGGTTCGTGGTTGATTACCAACAGCTACTCCGGTGCTGGTACCGCTGCTGCTGCTCCCGTCATGTCTTCGGGTGCTGGTAACCTCGACGGCTACCCTGCAACCGCCGCTGTCGCGGGTACTGCTCGTACCTTCACGGAAGCCCTGCTGAAAACCGCCATTCAGGGCGTGTGGACACAGGGTGGCGATCCAAAAGTCCTGATGGTCGGTCCTTACAACAAGACCGTCGTGTCCGGCCTCACTGGTATCGCAACTCGCTTCCGTGACGTTCCCGCTGGCGCACAGGCCGAAATTGTCGGTGCTGCTGACGTGTATGTGTCGGACTTCGGTACTGTGAACGTGGTTCCAAACCGCTTCCAGCCTGAAAACACTGGCTACATCATCGACCCTGACTACGCTGCTGTCGGTTACCTCCGTAACTTCCGCACCGAAGTTCTGGCAAAGACTGGTGACGCCGAGAAGCGCATGATCATTGTGGAATACGGTTTGAAAATCCGTACCCAGAAGTCCCATGCCGCAATCCGCGACCTGACCACTTCGTAACTTCTACCGGGGGCGGCGAAAGCCGCCCCTTTCCTCTTACCGAGAGATTCCCATGCGTAAACTGCTGGACCATGATGCAAACACGGGCATCAGTCATGTCTTCAATTACGACGAAGGCACCGATCAGGTAGAGATTACCGCCGAACAAGATGTCTCCCGCATTGTCGAATTGAACAAGCAGCAATTTAATGATTCCCCTACTCGCTTCGGTGAATGGGACAAGGTTGCAACCATTCCGATGGTTATTCTTGTGGATTTAAAAAAACGCGGCGTCTTGGATGATGCTTTGTCGTTCAAAAAGTGGTTGAATGAGCCGGATAACAGATACTTTCGCACTCGTTCAGGGACCATCTAACACATGAAAATTGCAATATGCGTTCCAAGCCGCGATATGGTACACGCGGCTTTTGCTTATGATCTTACGTTGATGACATCAAATTTTTGCGCGGGGGGTGGTGAAGTTGCGCTTTTTAACAGCCAAGGAACTCTCATTGCGGATCAACGCGAGAATATGGTCCGAGAAGCTCTCGACTTTGGGGCTGACGCTATTTTATGGCTTGATTCGGATATGCGTTTTCCTAAAAACACTCTGCGTCGCTTGTTGGCGCATGAGCAGGCCATTGTGGCTGCGAATTACGTCACTCGCGCAATACCTCCTATTCCTGTTACTCAAAACCACATGGATGAGGGATGGGTGCGCGTATATACAACAGAAAAAAGCACTGGTTTGGAGTCGGTGGACCTTATTGGTTTCGGCTGTGCGCTTGTCCATGCAGATGTTTTTCAAAAGATGAACAATCCGTGGTTTCATCTTATCTATTCCAGCGTCAATAAAGCGTTTCATGGTGAAGATGCGTATTTCTGCATGAAAGCCCGTGAAGCTGGGTTTGACGTGCTAATCGACCACGATCTGTCCAAAGAAATCAAGCACATTGGGTGTTTCGAATTTCGGCATGAACATGCTATAGTCGACCCAGAGGATTAAGATCATGTCGTTTTCAACCTACTCCGATCTGAAAAGTGCAATCGGCGATTGGCTCAATCGTACCGATCTTACTGCTGTTATTCCGCAGTTTATCGCAATGGCCGAAGCACGATTCAATCGTGAGTTGCGGGTGCGCGAAATGCTGTTGCGGGCAGAAGCGGTGTCTAGCGCAGAATACCTGACGCTTCCGTCGGATTGGTTGGAAACATATTCGCTTGAAATGGTTGTCACTGCGACAACCACGACACCGCCGCTGTCTTATATCGGCGTGAATGAGGCTAAAATCCTCAAAGCCAATCACATTCAGAACGACCCTCGTTATTACACGATGATCAACAATTTCATTGAATTGATTCCCGCCCCTAAAGCGGATCAGGACATGATCTTGACGTACTATCAGAAAATTCCTGCTCTGTCAGATACGGTTACGACCAACTGGCTTATGACCAAATCGCCTGATCTTTACCTTTACGCGTCGTTGCTCAACGCCGCTCCGTACCTCAAAAACGACGAGCGCATCCAAGTTTGGGCCGCAGGAATGTCCGATGTGATGGAAAAGATGCAAATGGACAGTGAGAAAGCCATGCGTCCCGCAACCGCGCTTACCGCCCGCCGTAGAGGGTTTATGTAATGCCATTCAGTTCTTACGCTGACAACAAACTGATTGATCATTTGCTTGGTTCTGGGACATACACCAAACCATCCAAATATGTTGCATTGTATATTGGCGATCCTGCTGGGTCTGGAACGGAAGTGTCCACGTCAGGATCGGCATACGCCCGTCAATCTGCCACGTTCTCTATTGCAAGCAATGTAGCAACCAACTCGGCAAACATTGAATGGCCTGCGGCCACATCTTCATGGGGTACGGTTGATTACATCGCCATTTATGACGCATCAACTAGCGGTAATATGCTTGTCACTTCTGCGCTAACTTACGCCAAAACCATCTCGTCTGGGGATGTTCTTCGAATTCCCACTTCAAATCTTTCTGTGACTTTGACATAAAGGAACCATGCAATGTCCGTCGTTTACGCCGCTACTCTTAAAACAAACCGGATGCAGTTGGTTGCTGATTTGATTGCATCCAAAACTGCTGCCGCATCGACCGGAACGGCAACCGCTGGGTCATTGGTTATCGGAACATCTGCGCTGTCTGGTGCGACGGGTGTTTTGGCAACTGTAACACTTAGTGCTACCCCCGGCACGGTGTCAGGCTCCGTATTGACGCTTTCGGGCGTTCCGCTGTCCGCAACGGCGTCAGCCACGGGCACTGCGGCACTGGCCGAGTTTCGCAATAACGCTGGCACGGTGATTGTCAGCGGTCTGACAGTTGGAACCAGCGGCACGGATATTATTATCAACGCCACCGCAATCTCCAGTGGCCAGACTGTACAGGTTACTTCCGGTACCATCACCCACGGATAAAGTGAATGGCAACGTCAACTGGCAAATATGGTGTAGGTAACTACGGCGTTGCCGCCTATGGCGTTACTACGTTCAATTCTTCTTTAGCTGCAACTGAAGCAGCAGATACCGCTGCCGTAAATGTAAGTGCTGCATGGACGCTTGCCCTTGCGGCAACAGAAGCGCAAGACATCGCGGCACTTGCAGCGACTTCAAAAACATCTATATCGTTTGCAATCACTGAAGCTACGGATAGCAATAGTGATGTTGTTGTTGTAACAACAAACGCGGTTCTTGCCGCTACCGAGAACGCAGACACTACGAGTGTGTCCATAACTGCAACGACTGTTGCATCCCTTGCGGCAACAGAAGCGCGAGATACCGCAGCGGTTGCAGTTTTCTCGTCAAACAATGCCGCACTTTCCGTTACCGAATCCCCTGACAACGCCGCCATCTCTGGAAAAATAATTTGGGATGTTTCTGCGTCAACAAGTTCGGTTAGTTCAGTTGCGGCAACGCCACAAGTAGTCTATATTTCCAGTGGAAATACCGCGTCTGTTTCTTCGGCGACAAGCGCAGCGGTTTTAGTGTATAGTGTCATTGCGGCAACCAATTCGGTTTCTTCGGTGTCCGCAACTGCCCGGTACCTTTGGGAAGTTGATTTGGCTGATACGGGATCGTGGAATGGCATCAATCCTGATGTAATTTCGTGGAACCCGCAAGTTCCGACAGATGATGGATGGACACCGGAATCTTCGACAAACGATACATGGACCCCGTTGTTCTCTACGGATGGTACTTGGCAAAAGGCGGCTTAAAATATGGCTAACACTTTTACTACCAACCTAAATTTGACCAAGCCGGAAGTTGGTGCCGATACCGATGCGTGGGGCGGACATCTCAATACCGACTTGGATACAATTGACGGTCTTTTCAAAGCGGATGGAACTGGTACATCCACGGGCTTGAACATTGGGTCTGGCAAAGTTCTTAACGCCATTGCGGGTACGGTCAATTTGACCGCTGCAAACACTTCTATCAAAGACGGTACTGACGCAACAAAAATTGCCAAGTTTGATGTGGCATCAATTACCACGGGAACAACCCGCACCTACACTTTGCCCGATGCGTCATTGACGGTTGTTGGTTTGGCTACCACACAAACGCTTTCAAACAAAACATTCTCAACGGACACAACATTTTCGTCCACAGGCGCGGTGACGGTTCCTGCTAGTACTACAGGCAACCGTCCGGGTACCGCTGCGACAGGGATGTTTCGGTTCAACACCACCCTTGTTAAGTTTGAAGGTTACAATGGCACGGGTTGGTCCTCGGTTGGCGGGGGAAGCACGGGTGGCGGCTCTGATCAGATTTTTTATGAAAACGGTCAGACCATTACGACAAACTACACAATTACCACTGGACAAAACGCTGGTACGTTTGGGCCTGTTTCCGTCAATAGCGGCGTGACAGTGACTGTGCCATCTGGTTCAACTTGGAGCATTGTCTGATGCCTGTAAAACTTAATGGTTCCACTTCAGGGTATGCTCAAATTCAGGCAGGGGCTGTTGCGGCAAGCAACACGCTTACTCTTCCTGATGGCAATTCCACGCTTGTTGATTTGGTTTCAACGCAGACCCTTACCAACAAGACGTTGACCAGCCCAACTATGTCTGGTGCGGTTGTATCTGCAATGGCAAGTAGCGTTATTACATCTGGAACATCAGTTGCGTCTACCAGCGGGACCAGCATTGATTTCACGTCCATCCCGTCTTGGGTGAAACGTGTTATTGTATCGCTTACTGGTGTTTCCACTACTGGAACATCTGAAGTTATTTTTAGAATTGGCACATCCGGTGGTGTTCAGGCTACGGGTTATTTGTCTAGCAGTTCTGTAATATCAACTGGCGTTTCTGCTGTTAATGACACAACTGGATTTAGAATTTATAACGCCGGTGGGGCCGCTACAGATTTAAGAAATGGTGCATTGACTTTAGCCTTACTTGATTCTGCAACTGGCACATGGTCTGCCACAGGGATTTTCGGGCAATCTGATGCGGCAAGAAATAATTTTATTGGCGGGTCCAAAGCTCTGTCTGGCACACTTGATCGCGTCCGCATCACTACCGTTGGCGGCACTGACACGTTTGACGCTGGTTCTATCAACATCCTGTACGAATAAGAGGGCAATATGGCAATCACGCTAGACGGAACCACTGGCATCACCGCCCCCGGCGTAACGGACACTGGTAACCTCAGTGTTTCTGGGACGTCCACACTGACTGGCGCGGTTTCTCAAACAAGTTCATCCACTGCGGCATCATTCGTCCCGACAGGCTCTACCGTGCCAGCCAATGGCATGTATCTGTCAGCCGCCAACACGTTGAACCTTGCCACCAACACCACCAATCAGGTGTCCATCTCCTCTGGCGGTATTGTCACAGGCACTGCTGGTAATCTGATGCTGGTGCAGGGAACAGCCCAAGCGTCAACCAGCGGGACCAGTATTGATTTTACTGGTATTCCTTCTTGGGCAAAACGTATTACTGTGATGTTTAACGGCGTAAGCCTTAGTAATACCGATTCACTAACTGTTCAATTAGGCACAGGCGGCGTTCCTACAACATCAGGATACACAGGTACATCAACTAGGTTACAAGCAGTGGCTGCTTCAGCTAACGCATATAGCGGAAGCGGTTTTGAGTGTATTGCTCTTGGCGTAGCGGCTAACTTAGCAACTGGTAGTTTGGTAATAACAAACTTTACTGGTAATACATGGATTTGCACAGGGGTTTTGGCTGGTACAGTAACTAACTTGCAAGATACAACTGCTGGAGTTGTAGCTATGGCTGGGGTTGTAAATTTAGTGCGGGTTACATCAACTGGTACGGCTACATTTGACGCTGGCTCTATCAACATCATGTACGAGTAAGGGATTCTATCATGGGCCTCAAGGTTGACACTATTCAGAATCCATCATCGGCGACAGTCAATCTGACGCTTGATACCAGCGGCAATGTGACGGTAGGCAACAACTTAACCACCACAGGTGGTTTTACGCCATCGTCATCATTCCTCCGCAACAGGCTTATTAATGGCAATATGTATATCGCCCAACGCGCTACCTCGGCAACCGTCACAGCGGGAACGACCGTCCCAACGGCGTCTACGGGCTACCCATGTGTTGACCGCTGGTTTGTATATTCCACTGGGGCAAACGTCACTGCGGCACAAGTGTCTGGGGCCGGGAACAATAAGAATCTTTTGCAAGTAACTGGCGCGGCATCTGTCACTGCTGTCGGCATTGGTCAACGCATTGAACAGTTGAACTCCTATGATCTTGCAGGGCAAACATGCACTTTGTCTGTGAACATAGCCAACAGTTTGCTTACCACCGTGACTTGGACTGCTTCATACGCCAACACTGCTGATACATTTGGCACAATCGGGACGCCAACCAAAACCCAGATTGCAACTGGTACGTTTACGGTCACTTCAACATTGACCCAATATACGGCTAATATTTCTGTTCCAGCCGCTGCTACGACAGGCATTGAAATCCTGTTTACGGTTGGCGCACAAACGTCTGGCACTTGGCAAATTGGCAATGCACAACTTGAAGTTGGCTTTGTTGCCACGCCATTTGAACGGCGGCA